TCTCATAACATCATTAGGTTGATCTTTGGAATATTTGAAAATGTCTTGTCCTCTTGGTTTAAACATTTTCTTCATCCATTTGACTTTATTTTTATAATCTAATGGATTTTTTTTCGAATCTTGAGAAGAACTTAAAAAAACAAAAGCGTCTGCCCGATTTCGTTTAGCCACAGTTTCAATTTTATTAACCAAAACTTCATGTCCAACCGTAGGGGGATTGAATCGACCAAATGTAAATACAGCAGTTTTTAATGTTCCTTCCCGCAATTCGGTAAATGTTGTCATTTATCCTCTTCTCCGGGTTTGACAATTTTGTTCGGAGTTCTATTACTAGTAATCATTGACGCATAAGTATCTTGAACAGATTTGTTCGCGCTCTGTTCCGACATGTCTCGAATTTGTTCTTTAGAATATTTAAATCCTTTAGATTTTTTATCTGCAATTCTTTTTACAGATTGTGCCAAATCATCATAATCCCCATCGAAAGGACCATCACCAAAATAATTATGTTTATCAGCCATTATATTCTCCTCTTATTGTGATTAATCTCACTGCAGTATTTATATTTTAAAATTTGAAATTTTTCCTGTATCTTCTACCAGCTGTCCCGGTCTACCCTAGCATCTGAAAATTCTTCTATCGCATCAAAAAAACCTTGCATCATATAAGGTAATTTGGGTTGCCTTCTACCAAACTATTCCATATATTCTTCAAATACTTGAGCCAATTTATTTTTAGCCCTATCTGGTGCTGCATCAATACAATCACCGAGAGCCTTAATCATTTTATCAGAATCCTTAGATTCATTCAATGCAGTTTCTTTTACAAAAATAGGTCTCATTGGTCCCACTCCTTTTCTGCGGTGAAATTTATTCTACTAAATTCCATCCTGTTAACTAATTTTAAACCTTTTTGATTATCAAAGGTATCAATGGCAACAAAACCTTCCGGCTTAGTCACTCTATACCCTGAAGAAGTTTTTATAAAAGTATTAGTTATTCCTTTTACTTCTTCTAATTTTTTAACTATAAAAAGTTTTATATTGTTTATTAATGACATTAATCGAAATATGATCTCTATTTGATCCATAGAACCATTTAAAGTTTTCATATATCCATCAACAGTCATTTGTTTTCTTTGTCTACCTCTTTCGGACTTTAACTTCCCAACTTCTTTCTGCATTTTATTCTCAATCCACTTAACACAATCTTTTGCTGATCGTTTATAGTTATCAACAAATTCACCTTCTCTAACTTTTGTGTTCATGAATGTTTTAATGTGCGTTCTAATAATATTATCTTTTGATATATTATCTAAAAATCTTCCATTAACTTTATTAAAATCTTTTCCTAATTCAGAAAGCATTCCGGTTACTTTAGTGGTATCTGATTGAGTAAATGTTGCTGAACCACTTAAATCAGTAAAATCAGCATTTACTGCCCACACATCTCTATGAGAAGACCATAGATTTATATCTGCCCCAAATTCTGCTCTAAGATCGTTTAAATCGTCGGCACCAGTTGTTCTATATGTTGTATGAAAAACAATCCCAACTTTAGCAGCAATAATTTTTTTAGCTAATTCAGTATTTAATGGAACAGCATATGTTATAGTATTAGGTGTAAAAGTAACATACTTTTCTTTATCAATTGTTTTAATTTTTTTATCTTTATTATCTGTCCAAAGAACATCTCCATGGAATATATTTCCTGGTATATTTAATTTGGGTAAATGTTCTAAAAGAGCAGACATTTTTGGATGTAAAGGTCCGCCACCAAAATGTTCATCTACGTCTGATTGTGTAAAACAAGGTTTCCTCATTGATTTATAATCAACGAAAAATTTTCCATTAGGATGAATTCCTGCTACCGCGGCCGGTGCACCATCCCATTTAACTGTAACATTAACAGCTTCTTTATTATTACCTGCTAACATATCTCTTAAAGATCTTAAAAAATTAATAGCACCTCTGGTACCATTAACTCCTCCATTCAACACCTCATCTTCGAGATGTTCCATATGAAGATTCTTACCTGAAGCTTCTATAAGAAATTGTTTGTAAGATTTCATAAAGTTTTTGCCCACTTCTTAAAAGCTATACCAAATGTTATATCTTTTCTATCTCTCATACCTAAATCTTTCTTATGAGCGAAGTATCTTTTTAAACCCTCTTTGGTTTGTGTTTTAATAAGGTCTAGATTTTTAAGAACCTTTACAGCAGTATTAATAGATTCTAATCCTAAGGTTTTTCTATGTTTAACAGTAAAATTCTTTTTAGGCATATTTTTAATTGCATGGTCTAAGGCGCTCCTTAAATCTTTAAGTTCTTCAATTTTTTCTACATCGCCTGGAACATCTGTTGATATTGGTTGTGCTTGAAATGGTTGTGCTATAATTCTAGTAGAAGCTCCGCCTTCTTTCTGGCCACCTCCTGCCCACATTAAATGCCAATCTGAGTCCCAATTATTTCTATTTTTAAAGAAGTGCGCATGTCCATCAAACGAGATAGTAGCACCTGATTTTTTATTAAATAAAGTCACCCAATCAAAACCGTGCGCTTCATATTGTTGATAAGCTGCTGCACACCAATTTTGTAAAAAGATATTTGGATTAGTGAAACCATCTTTAACGACTTTATTAAATTTATAAGAGGTGGTAATTCCCATACAAGCATCACATACATCTGTATATAATTTCTCACATGCTTTATCTGCTTGAAATTGTGTTCCACCATGTTTAGCTTTATATAATTCTGTAAACAACTTACTAGCATCAGATAAAGCTTTAGGCATCCTGGCTTTGCCATTTCTTAACATGAGATCATCAAGATCTTTTTCTTTTAAAACTTTTCCTAAATCCTTAAACGCATCTTTAAAAACTTCTTTGCCAATATTAAACTGTGAACTTGTTCCTAAATGGCCCCCATCTGACTTCATTTCAATATTAAGACCTCTTCCTAGATAAGCATCACCTTTATCTTCTGCATCTCCTTTTGCGCCAGTATCTGTTGCTAAAATAAAAAGTAATTCACCGGGACCAATATTTGCATTATGTACTTTTGGTGTCCAATTCACTAGTTCGGAATACATCTTACTCATAATCGGATATGCTGAGGTAATATAATTCATTGCATTATCAACCTTACCACTACTTCCTTTTACCAAGCCTTTAGCATCAAAAGATTTACCGTCTAAAAACTCTTTTAAAAAGTCAAACTGTTGTTCAACGTTTTCACCATATTTGTTTATAAATGCAATAACACCTCGTGTAACTTCATCTCGGCCCATTATGATTTTCTTTTTATCACATGCTTCATGAATCATTTTTTCCATTACAGGAACGGCCATGGCATTTATAGCCTTTAATAGATCTTCATCATTATCTATTTCATCTATCATATTCAAAACTTTGGATTTAAGTCTAGCATTAACTGCTTCATTAATCCAATCTTTCATATCACCTTTTTTTCGCTCTTTTTCGCTCATAATGCGATCTAGTATACGTTCGCCAATAATATGTGCTTTGAATGTTTTCAAAGGGATTTCCCTTCCCAGGAACCCTTTGCCCATTTATCCATAGTCTTCTGAATATCTTTGGCTAAGGCTTTAACAGACTTGGCATCGGCACTATCCATTTCAGCTGCATTACGAGCCCATCTCGCTATTCTATTTGCACGCGAAGCAACTTCTTCCATACTTTTCACTGCCAATTTACTTATGGCTGCTTCCTCTAGAACTTCCTTAGCTGCGTCGTGTAGATCTTGTATTTTTTCCATGGTTTCCCCTCAAAATAGTTTTATAATCTTATTTATTGTTTTTAAGATATCCGAATTTCTTTTCGGTAAGTTGTAAGAATTGTTTAAAAATATTTTGTTCTTTTATTTTAGAATATCTCATAAATGCTTCACAACTTGTTTTTGGTTTAGCATAAAGATACATATCAAAGGCGAGTTCAGAACTATACGCATCTATTTCAAATGGGTTTGAAAAATAATCATCATATTTGTTTTGTTGATCATCAAATTGTAAAGAATGAGTTAATTCGTGAATGTAGGTGAGAGTGAATTGTTGTTTATATTTTTCCCAAACGGATTCAGGAATAAATAATTGTTGTGTATATAGTTCTGGTGATAAATTAATTGTTATTTCTAATTCAGATTCTGAAAAATGTTCTTCGGGAACATTAGCAGCTCCATCGAAAGTCATTTCATATAAGGCATGATCCAAATCTTTTCGTATATTAACATAACAAGAAAACCCTAGTTCATCTTCTATTATTTCTTCTGTTTTATTAGCACATTCATGCCAGAGTTTAATATAGCGATTTGTTTTTGTATTATAAGAATTTTTAAATTCCTTAAAAGCTTGATCTATACAACCTAATGAATCTTTAATAAATTCTAAATCATTCATATTGAAAATTCCCGAAGTCAGCCTTATTTCTGTGTCTATTATCAGTAGAGATATCAAACAATGGTTCATCATCTTGTCCGCTGTCCGATATGTCTTCTTGAGCTCTTTGATCGACATCATAAAGTCTCATTTTACTTCTATCTACTCCAATAACAAACTTTCTATAAGATGTAGGATCATTATATCTGTTTTTCAATTGTTTTACAAGCATTTGATTTAATTCTTCCATTTCTTCAGAAGATATAAGTGCGAACATGAAGTCAGCAGTTGCTGGTAAACCAAAACTCTCAGATGTATCTTCTAAACCAATATCTGTACTTGTAAACCCTGATCTGGTTGTTTGGGTTGCAGACATAATCGGAACATTATATTCTACAGCTAATCCTCTTAATTCTTCAGCAATAGATTTAATATATGTGTATGAATTAACATTGGATCCTGCCTTTATTCTAGAAGATGTACAAATGTTTAAATAATCTATGAATATTATATCGGGAACAAAATTACGTTTCAAGTTTAATTCACCTAATAAATTTTTAAAATGCATAGCGCCGGCAGATGCAGTAGGATATTCTTTAATAATTATTTTACCATTGGTTTTTCCTTTGAGTTTATCTATTTTCTTTTTATACATATCTCTAGGAATTTCTTCTAATTGACTCATAGGAATATCTAAAAGATTCGCATCAATTCTTTCAGCGATCCTTTCTTCCGCCATCTCCATGGTGATGTAAAGAACATTTTTATTAATAGAAAGACAACTAGCGGCTTGATGACACATGAATAAAGATTTACCAACTCCAGTTCCTGCTAAACAAATATTTAAGGTCTTCTTAGGTAAGCCTCCTTTTGTAATTTTATTAAACAACTCGAGATCAAATTCAAGTTTT